AGCGATGATGTATGATAAATAAGTAAACAAATGTTACGAAAGTCTGACTTTCAAAACATTATCATTAGGAAGGACCCGAAAGATCGTCACCCTTGCTACAAACTGCTCGCAAACCGAGACCTACAGGCAGTATAATAAGTCGTCTCTCATATCCAGAAGGGAAGGGATTTCTGGAAATATAGTATCGCTTCTAACCCTTGAAGCCCTACTTAAAACGTCTTACTAATGACAACTTCCAATTTAACACGCAGCAGACAGGGTGGACTCCTACAAGGATGGCCTGAGTTCTGTGAGTGGGTTACATCAACAAACAACAGAATCTATGTTGGTTGGTTTGGTGTTCTCATGATCCCATGCTTGCTAACAGCAGCAGCATGCTTCATCGTTGCTTTTATTGCAGCACCTCCTGTCGACATCGACGGAATCAGAGAACCAGTAGCGGGTTCTTTCTTATATGGTAACAACATCATCTCTGGTGCAGTTGTCCCATCTTCAAACGCTATCGGTCTACACTTCTACCCAATCTGGGAAGCAGCGACAGTAGACGAATGGTTATACAATGGTGGCCCTTATCAGTTAGTAATCTTCCACTTCCTAATCGGAATCTCTGCCTATATGGGTAGACAGTGGGAACTATCATACAGATTAGGTATGCGTCCTTGGATCTGTGTCGCTTATTCAGCACCAGTATCTGCAGCATTTGCTGTATTTCTAGTGTATCCTTTCGGTCAGGGATCTTTCTCAGACGGAATGCCTCTAGGTATCTCAGGAACATTCAACTTTATGTTTGTATTCCAAGCAGAACATAACATTCTAATGCACCCATTCCATATGGCTGGTGTTGCTGGTATGTTCGGTGGAGCATTATTCTCCGCAATGCATGGTTCACTCGTTACTTCATCTTTAATCAAAGAGACAACAGAAGAAGAGTCACAGAACTATGGTTACAAATTTGGACAAGAAGAAGAGACATACAACATTGTAGCTGCACACGGTTACTTTGGTCGTCTAATCTTCCAATATGCAAGTTTCAACAACTCAAGAAGTCTTCACTTCTTCTTAGCAGTATTTCCAGTTGTATGTGTATGGTTAACCTCAATGGGTATCTGTACAATGGCATTCAACCTAAATGGATTTAACTTCAACCAATCAGTTGTTGATGTTAACGGAAAAATCATTCCTACATGGGGTGATGTTCTAAACAGAGCAAACTTAGGTATGGAAGTAATGCATGAAAGAAATGCACACAACTTCCCACTTGACCTTGCATCAGCAGAGTCAACAACAGTTGCTTTAACTGCACCAACAATCGGTTAATAAATACGATTGAGACCTTTCGTGCGGTCTCTACAATCGGAACTACTCAAGACCCCTTTACAGGGGTCTTTTTTTGTGTTATATTAAATTTACAGATACTATAAAAGTATGAAAATTTTTTTAGACACAGCAGATGTAGACCTAATAGAAAAATATTATGGAACTGGATTGATTGATGGTGTTACAACAAATCCAACTCTAATCAAGAAGAGCGGTTACGACCCAGAAGAAGTTTATAGAAAGATTGCACTCATTGGTGTTGATGATATTAGCATGGAGATTGTGACAGATGATTCATATGAGTTTCTTAAAGAAGGTCGTAGACTCAAAGAGAAATTTGGTGAAATCACAACAATCAAAGTTCCTTGCACACCCGAAGGCCTGAAGGCGTGTAAACTCCTCTCTAAGGAGGGAATCCGAGTAAACGTGACTTTAATCTTTAGTGCTGCCCAAGCGGTCTTGGCGTCGAAGGCAGGCGCTGCCTACGTCTCGCCTTTCGTGGGTCGAGTTGACGATAATTCTTTTGATGGTTTGAGACTAATCGAAGAGATTGCGGACATCTATGAAAAACAGTCGAGACTATATAATTTTGTTGACACAGAGATTCTATCCGCATCGATAAGAAATGTGGCTAGTGTGAGTAAGTCTTTTGAATATGGTGCAGGGATTGTTACAATGCCTCCATCAGTATTTGAAAAGATGTACAATCATATTCTAACTGACAAAGGTTTGGAACTTTTCCAAACAGATTGGGAATCAGTAAATGTACTTAAATTTTAAATGATTACACCAAGAGTAAAATTTGAAAAGCAATTCGGTGATGGGGTAGACCCTTGGTATGCAAAGGCAGAGAGGTGGGCGAACAAACAAAAGTTTCCCATCTCTTTTATTGCGTTAGGACTTATTGAGTATCTCAAAAAAGTATGGGTTAATGTTAAAGTTGAGAACACCATGAGAGGTGTTGACGCTGACATTGAAAAGATTCATGAACTTTGGGATGAGGAAGAGACAACACACAGAATGAACGTAATCGCACAAAACGGAAACGATGGATTACATTATTCACAAGAACCTTCTGAAGTGAAAGGGCTTGACAACTTTGAGATTCGTAATAATATGTTTGAGGAGGATTAATGAAATTCACTTTATATTCCAAAGAGGGATGTTCTTACTGCAAAAAAGCAGAAAGACTTTTAGAATTGGCAAAAGTTGAGTATCGAGTTTATAAACTTGGTATTGATTTTACCAAGGAACAATTCATTTCTGAATTTGGCTATGGGTCATCATTTCCAAGAATACTGGTGGATGACAAATTAATTGGTGGGTGTTTAGATACATTCAAATACCTAGAAGAAAAAAACTTAGTTTAATGGAAGACATTTACACAATCGTAGATAAAGCAATTGATGTTGCATTTGAGGAACAAAAGTTCCATCTCAAGTTCTATGATTTTATGAAGTCCTGTAAAACAACAGGAGTAGGAGCGAAGGAATTTAATCACAGTTCAACTGCGAAAGAGTTAACTGATTTGATTGATGACCTGAGTGAATACATCAAAGGTGGAAAAGATGGTGAACATCAAATTCTAAGAGAGGCCTATGGTCATCTTGGAAAACCAAAGGCAAGAAAAATTAAAGATTACTTCAATGTAATCTTGGAAGACGCTAAGAGATACGAAAAGGAAAGAAGAAGAGGGAGACGTAAAATTACAACTAAATAAATCAAGTACAAGAGGTAATGTGTTAACACTCGCTCTAACTCTCGGCACTTTAATATCAGTGCTTTTTCTCTTTGTTGGTGGTATAATAGGATGGTTATACAAAGAACACAAACAAAGAAATGATATCTCTGAGATGCATCCTGAGATGTATGATCTCAAAGGTAACGTTATTCCAGATGAAATCATTGCCTTTCGATTTGAAAACTTAAACTTTGATAGTGAAATTGACGAAGAATTATGACTACTACACATCCTACATTAGGAGAAGCTAGATTACCAAGAAATCCTCTTTTAAGTGAGGTATTGGGATTAGTATCAAAACAAAAAACAAAAGCAAAAAAGATTCAAATTCTTAAACAGAATGAATCTTTACATCTTAAATCTGTTTTGATTTGGAATTTTGATGAATCTGTGAAATCAATGCTTCCAGATGGTGATGTTCCATTCAAAAAGAATGAGGCGCCTGCTGGAACCGAACATTTACACCTTGCATATGAATGGAAAAAGTTGTATAATTTTGTAAAAGGTGGGAATGACACACTTCGACCTATGAAAAGAGAACAACTTTTTATGCAACTTTTAGAAGGTCTTCATCCAGATGAAGCAGAAATTATTTGCTTGGTCAAGGATAAGAATCTAAAGAAGAAATACAAGTTGACTCGTGCCATAGTTGAAGAAGCATTCCCCGATATACAATGGGGTAATCGAAGTTAGTATGGCAAAAACCAAAACCAGAGATGAAGTGATGTCTGAGGCGTATTGGACACCAAAAGAAAAAGAAGATTTGAATACCAAGTATTCAACATCTCTTGTCAAAGAAAACTGCAATCAGGAGGAGATGAAAGATAAATCTCTACCCTCTGATGCTTATATTGTGACGTATAAAATTGGTGACTCAGTTCGTAATGACCTTGTTAGATGTCATGCAAAGGTTAATATTTTTGATATGTATTATGATAAATTTGGAGGAGACTCTATCATAAGTATCGAATATGGGCCTGGGACTGTGAATCCAAAGATATGGGGTGCTGCACAGGCACCAACTAAACCAAAGAAAAGAGTCAGGAGAAACTCATGAACGAGGAACAACTCCGTAACCAAATTAATGATATTATTGAGGGGGAACTACAACTTGGAATCAACGAATTTCTGGAAGAGAAACAGAGAAAAGAAAGTGATCAGGGATTGGGTTTTGTCACTTCAGAAGAAGCAAAACAACTCAAAGTCAAAGTCTTCAAAGATGAAGTTGACAAAATCATGAAACAATATAAGAAGATCAAGAAGAAAGAGAAGTCAAATATATCTCAAGTCAAGAAACTAGGATTAGTCGATAAACATGGGA